CGCATTAGAGAAAAATGTAGAGTTTGCAAAATCTATTTGCCGGCCGGTTGTGTGAATGACATTTGCAAAAAATGCTCTTCAAAAATAATAGGAACCAAACGGATTTATGCTTTTTAGCATAATCCTATTTTTTTTTATTATCAAAGATTGATAAAAATAAACAGGCAAATTTTAAAAGAAAAATTTGTAGTTTGAGTTTAAATTTTTTCATGTTTTAATTATAAATTGCATTTCTAAAAAGGCCGGTTGATTGTCAAAACCAGAACCGCCGCCGGTGTTATTGTTAGTTATTCCGGTTGTTTCTGTTGAAGTTGGCGGGCATGCGTTATAGGTAAAACTTTCACCAGTGTTGTAGGCCATTGAATAATATGCACCGGAACCAAAATGTCTGGGCGCGTCGTGAAAATGGCCCGCGTCGTTTACGGTATGTGTATGACTTGGGATTTCATCAATGGTTAACGTTTTGGAATTTGCTCCGCCGGTTGTTGCGGTTTGTGTTGATTGGCCTTTGATAAAATAACCAACTAAATCAGGCAAATTGAAATTTGCGCCGGCCCCCCCGTACGCGTACCCAATCGCCGTATGTAAATCGGGATAAGCGGCCGTTGTCACGCTTGCACCGTCACACAATAACCAACCCGCCGGTATAGTTGCATTCGTGCCGCCGTAAGCTATTATCATGCCGGAATTATGCGGGTCCGAACCGGCGACCCATTCCGGTGCAGTTGCGCCGGCGTTTACTTGTAAAGTATCGCTTGCATTTCCTAAAGTTAAAACTTGCATATGGCCGGCCGCTCCGTCACTGTATGTTATCGCGCCGGTTGTCATGGCCGCGCCGCCCTGAGTAATATTATCTAGATTTAATGACCCGCCGTCATTAACTATGGAACTGTCATGTGTATGAGCGCGCGTTGTTGCTGAACCAGAACCACTAAAGGCCATGAGTTAACCCCGTTCAAATGCAAAGCGGGCGCGCTCAGTTGTTAATAATTGTGGGGCCACTTGGGCCACTAAGTCAACTTGGCCGGCCGCTCCGGCCACTATTCTAACACTAATGACATTTTGGTCATTAACGTTAAACTGTGAACCGGCCGCTAAGCTAAATTGTTGTGAGCCATTAATTGAAACTTGACACGCGTTCGCGCCGTCTTGATTTAAAATTGCCACTGATATGGCTACGCCTTTGTATAAATCAGGATATACAATAGCGCCCGTTGTACCCAGTGGTATGGTGTCAACGGTTGGGAAACTTTCTAAAGTAATATCTTTGGGTTTGGTTGTTATAACAAAACCCTGAATGACTGCGGGCATTGTTTACACCTAAAACAGATTGGCGTATTTTACAATAAATGGAAATGCGCTTAACGCTCCGGTTGTTTGTGTGACATTGTAAGCTAATTGCTTACCCCCTGCCATGCTTCCAACAGTTATTGGAATTGGGCCACTTACAACACGGCCCGCGCTAGCTGGGTCGCTTGCAGTTGCAAAAAATGTCACGCCAGCTTCTAAGCCGTTTACCAATAATCTAGCTTCGTGTTCTATACCGGCCGCGTTAGCTGGATTATCCACAAAATCAAGAATCACGTTATCTCGGTTCAATTGCTGCACGGTTAGGCCCGTAATATTATCAGTTGCTAAAGCAAAATTATTCAATGCTGCGGGTGCTACTGCATTGTATGCACGCATTAACGGAACGGCCATTAGAGACTCTCCGTCATAACATTATCTAAAGAACGTGTACCACGATTGGCCATAGGACCAATTAACATTGTGGCGGCCGTACCGACTGCACTCTCAACGCCGCCAACAGAATAAGACAAAGCCGCTTCTCCTGCTTTTACTAGTGGGTGATTGGCCCATTGTGGAGCTAAATAACCAACTATCATGGAGCCTACGGCACCTAAGCCCGCACCAAAAAAGAATTTTTTAGTGCCGGTTGAAAACATTGATTTTAAAGCCATTATTCTACATTCTAAGAATTGAGAATGACTTATTAAGTTTTATCTATCTCAAATCATATGGTCGTATGGTCTAAAATCTTACCAATTGCAGCTTTAGGAGTTGGCCTTATGTTCGTCGCAAATGCGTTTACTAGGCCTGCGGCCGCAACAAGTACGGCCCAAGCATTAACCGAGCAAGTACAAACAATAGGCGCGGCCGGTACAAATATCGAAACATTTGGTCGTGGTCTTGGCGGCGGTATGGCCGGATTATTACAACCCGTATGGGAAGTTTCAAATTTAATAGAACGTTTTTCCAGTTTAGCAAGCGGCTCCGCTAATGTGTCGCCCGTATCTCAGGATTTGGGCGGTTATAGTTCAATGCCTTCAAGTCCAACTTATACGACTTCAAGTGGCACCGATTCACCAAACCCGACAGCAAGCCCGACATCAACTATTACGTGGAGTTCTGGTCAAACTGCAACGGTACCCAGTTTAAGCGCGGCCGCTAAATCATATTATTCAAAATTAGGTGTAAGTGTTTCTTAGATGGTTAAACGTAAACGGTCCGCTAAGCAAAAGGCTAACGATAAAAGACTGGGCCGTATGGCCAAAGCAAGAGCGCGGCCAAAAAAACGAAAAACCACAACTCGAAAACGTCGCACAACGAGACGCGGAGACTTAACATTAAAACGCCGTAAAGCATACCCACGCAAACGCAAACGAAGCATTAAGAAAAAAAGCGGTTGGAATTGGTAAAAAAAAATATCTTGTATGGTGCGATGATAGCGGGTGTTATTGGTTATCTATTATTGAAACCAAGTAAAACCAATCCTAAGTTATTCTCCATTAATGATATGGCTCCGATTGGGGATATTTTGCTCGAATCTCGTACATAGTGATACGAAGATGGATGAAAAAATCTTGGATTTTACTCCGAGTTTCGTATCATGGCCCGTTGGCCATGCAGTAGTTATCTAAAACAGTACTTGGTTCCTTTGCAGATAGGACAATCCATACTCGTGTTATAGATTGGGTCTACTTTGCTTGAATTGGATTGTAAGTCAACAGTTCTTACGAACCCATACGGAACGCCGGTGATTGTGTCCGCGCAAACATTACAGGGTTGTAGTGTTTTGGGCCGTTCCGGTTTCAGATTGGGCCGGTTTATTATTGATTGATTTAATTTTTCCAATAATTTCATCTTGGTGTTCCATTAAATAAGCTTCAGCTTTTGGGAGCATAGGCCTAACCATTTCATGATATTTTCGTGGAATTAATTTAGACATTAGGCCCTCAGCTAAGCCGCCCTTCATATCTAAATCTGATTCTGTTATCGTTGTACCTTGTTTTGATTTGTTGATAATTCCTTTTAGCCTTAAAGTCTCATGTCTTAATTCTTTTATTTCCTGATTCTTTGATTCCTTTACAAAATTCAAATCTTGTTGAATATCCTTAACATAGGCCCTAGTGTGTTTTGAAGCTCCAACCCTACGGCCGCTAATGATAATGCCGCAAAGGCCAACACTAACGCAGGCCACGAGAATGAGCGCGCTACTAAGTAAATCCACAATAAAATTAAATGACATATGCCTTAAAATGTATTTCTTAACCCAAAAGGCCCCCCCATACAACCCTAACTTACTCAACAAAAACTAACAAACAACCATAAAACAACCTAAATGATATTCTCCTTATCCTTAAGGCCCATTGTAAGTATTATTCTAGCGGAAGCGGGATTGGGAAGGGGTGAATAAATGGGGATTGACAAATATATTTTGTCAAAACCAAATAACATATATTATTTTATAGTAATACGACTTAGAAAAAATAATGTATTGGTACGAAATGCCTACAAAGCTTGCAGTAGAAGCGGGCCGCACAAAGTCCAAAGAAGTTAAGACGGCCAAAACAATTTCTATGTCTTTGTCTTGGTGGGCCTTAGTAGAACAGATAAGAGCAAAGCACAATTTAAAAAATGCAAACGAAGCTTTGCATTTTTGTGTTTACCATACGGCCCAAGACGACGGAATAGAAATATGAAACAAGTAGAAAACTACAAGCCCCGCATTAGAGAAAAATGTAGAGTTTGCAAAATCTATTTGCCGGCCGGTTGTGTGAATGACATTTGCAAAAAATGCTCTTCAAAAATAATAGGAACCAAACGGATTTATGCTTTTTAGCATAAT